CCTCTTCCGTCCTCAGACGGGGGTACCCTCCCCCCTATACCTCAGACCGTTTTCCAGTCGATAAGGCAAGGCAGAACGCGGTTCGAGATCGTTTTGGGAATTTGGTCAAATGTCTGCTTTTCCACCAGCTTGTCAGACTTGAACCTGTTGCAGCACAGGTGGGCGAGCTGTAAGTTGCCCATGTCCGACGGGTGACCACCCTTGTCCACAGGGACGATATGGTCGATACTGGGCGACAGGGGGTGGGGGAACTTAAAAGACTTGTCCACCGGCTTACCGCAAATGCCGCAGACCGTCTGCGTTGCAAGTATCTTCTTTTTGTTGGACTCAAACACCGAACGGTGCTTGCCGTACTGATCGGGTCGCTTGGTCGAACGCTCTTCGTAGCTTGGCATGGTAGCTGTCACCTCCGGGTGGGTATGCAAAAGCGCCCCGACATCAGCCGAAGCGCTTTCAAGGAGAGTTTTTTAATGCCTACCTGTGAGGACTTCGGCGGCTTTGGCAAATGACGAAAACCTCACCGCCGAAATCTTTTGAAGGAGGTCGATAAAAGGGGAAGTGCGGGACTTGCGCCCGCTCACCGCGTATCAGTGCGGCTTACCTGTGACTTCCCGTATGGGGCGCCGTGCCCCATTGCCATTTGCTCCGTCGCAGATGACCGTTTCAGCCTTATTGGCTAGTATAATAATAACATATTATCTTACTGACATTCAATGACATTCACTGCCATCTTTTATCATCTCGCTGATCTTATCAAGTGCGATGTTGTAGTGCCTGAACATCTGTCTTTCGGAGTAGCCTATCTCTCCTGCAATATCATCAAAATCTTTGTCCTCGATAAATCTCAGGGTAAGTATGCGTCCCTGAACACCGTCTTCGACTTTAAGTATCATTGCTTTGATCGAATTCAGCTGCGCATTAAGTTCTGCTATCTCTTTTCTGACACGGAGTTCAAAGTCCGCCGCACTGATGTAGGCATTCTCTGTACTGTTGACGGCAGAGCCGTGTGAACCTGTGCTGTCATAGTTTATGCCCTTGTATTCACTTGCCGAATACTTTTCTGCTATCATGGTCTCACGCATTTTTATTTTGTTTAGGATATCCTGCGCCTGCTCCAGATACTGTTTTGCTGTCAAATCCTGTCACCTCCTCGTTAAGCCATTTCTGTACGCATTTCGCACAGTCCTCCGTGCAGTCCTGACACTCCTCTATCTCAGCGCCGTACTTGCCCGTTATGATCGTCAGCGGGCAGCCTCTTTTGGCTATCGTCATCATCAGGTCGTAGATGTTTGTTTTCAGGATCTTCTCACGGTTGGTCATTCGCTATCACCGTCCATTCTCGCACCGCACCAAATACAATAGTTTACGTCAAACGGTCTTTTTTTTTCAAACTCAGCGACTGGAAAGTAATTCCCGCAGTAGGTACACTTGCTGTTCATGCCTGCGTGGTGTTCCCAGCGCCCATGCTTCACAGGCTGAACGTCTGCGGACGGTGCAGTTTGTATGACATCAACATCACACTCACCTCTACGAATACAATGTCCGTCATAATAACCTCTGCACTTTTCGCAAAACGCCTTAGCTGTTTCTTCTCTGCTTATATATTCGCCCATAGCTATTCTCCTTTCGGCGGTTCAGGCAAGGGCTGCCAATGCGTGACAAAGCTAAGCAGATATTCATTTCTGCTGGACATCTCAAACCATACATCGCCATCATATCTCAGGAACGTCATTATGCCTGCTCTGCAATGTGCCATAACTCGCTGCCCAAGTTTAGGCAGTCTATCTTTTACGCTTATCCAGCCGACAACGGTCGGCTGTTCATCAATCAATTCTCTTGCTGTTACCTCATTATCGTAAAAGCGCGTTAAGTCTTCTTTTAGCGCATCAGCATCTATCGCTCTCATCGTTATCCCCCCTCGTTTCTGGTTCGTCAGGCAATGTATCAACGCTAGTGTATCGCTCTATCATTTCTTTCATTTTCGCTATATAGTTTTCGTACAATATCACCCGATGTGGGAAAGACATACCAGTTTTCTCTTCGGTGCAGAGCACTTCACCACCGAGTTCCTTTGCCAGATGGTAAAAGACTATCCCATTTTGTTCTTCGCGCTTACCGTAACATTTGCGCTTGTACTGTACTCCATCATGTTCCACTCTGCGATAGAATACTTGCTTGTATATCTCAGTATCTAGGTAGTAAACAAAACTATCGCATTCATGGTCTGCTGTTATTTCGACATTTGCTCCAAGCTGACACTCGAAATCTCTGTTGTGACAGCAGTCATCACACCAGCATCTCATTGCTTTCCCTCCATCTCATAGCATCGTCTCATTGCTCTTTTTCCTCCTTAAAATCAGCCGTAACATCAAAATACTTGTACACCCACGGATTGAATTTTCTGCCTCGCTCTGCCTTTTTGTACTCCTGCTTTGGCTTCTTCTGTTGCCGTTTTGGGCGATCTTTACTTTTCATCGCTGTTCCTTCTTGCAAATCCCTCATCGCCTGTCATGCGGGCTATGCACTCTAAGGCGAGGGCTAATTTCTTTAGCGGGTCATGCTCGGCGTTTATCTGCCATGTAAGTTCCTGACCGCGTCTGATGTTCTCCTGCATCTGCCGCGAGATGTTCCCGAAGAACTCCCGCCGCTCGCAGTCGGCATCGTAGTCCTGCCGGAGTTCCCGCTGTTTTTGTTCGCATATCTCCTTAGACCAGCCCTTGTGGCGGTTCATGTAGCCCAGCTTCGCCAGTCTGGAAAAATACTTGTACTCTTCGGGCGGGTATTTATCGTAGTCGAGAGCGCCGTCTATCGCCATATCCTCGCATTCGGCGAAGAACTGCGGGTCATCGAACGGTATCCTGACTATCACATCGGGATAGTTTACTCTGCTCATATGTGACACCTCCTTATGGAGGGTCATGGAAGGGTTTGCGCGATTTTCAATACTCTTTCTATATATATTTTTTTATTTTTTCTATGTGAAAGGAATATAAAAACCTTGCAGACCCTCCATACCCTTCCATACTTATATCAGACCGATGCCTGAATAGTAATTGCACTTCATTGTCTTTACTTTCTCATAACGCTTTGCTATCTCCATAGAGAATTTCGTAGCGCTCATCGTATATTCGTTACCCTGCTCTGCCCACTTTAAATAGGCGGCGTAGAGCTGGCTTGACTGTACGCTCAGACCCTTGCCTTCGGTACAGCAGTCCTCGATGAACGCTGACAGCACGTCCATTTCACGGTGGTATTCCTTTACACTGTCCTGCATTATCTTCGGCATGCGCAGACCTTCTTTGCGGTACAGCAGACAGCCGTCCACCGCCCAGCGGAATATGCCTGTCAGCTCGCCCTCCAGCTTGTATTTCAGCTGACGGTCTACCTTGCTTTCGGGTATCTGCACGTTGAACGGGATCAGGTGTATTCGCCGCCATACGCCTATATCAGTCCCGCGAATGATAGGCTTGTGGTTGGTGCTGACCCACAGCTTGAATTCGGGCTGGAACTCAAACTCTTCACCGTAGAGCTTGCGCGCCGTCACGGGATCGCCGCCTGTCAGCTGTTTTATCAGACCCTCGTTGAGCCTTGCCCCCTCGTTCGGCTCTGAGCATGTCACCAGCCTTGCACCCTTTAACCGCGCAATATCGGAGTTTATAGCCGAACCGCCCGAACGCTTGACCATTATCGACTCGGGCTGTATGTTGCTGGCGTAATCTCCAAAAATCTCGCGTATGACCTCAATGAAAGTTGACTTGCCGTTTCGCCCCGAACCCAGCAGAAAGAACATGCACTGCTCGGCGGTAGAACCGCTCAGCGAGTAGCCCACTGCTTTCTGCACATACCTGATAAGCTCCTTGTCGCCCGCGAAGATGTCCTCTAAAAACCTGTGCCACAGCGGGCATTCCGCATGGGGGTCGTACTCTGCATTAGTCAGCTTTGAAAAATAGTGCTCGGGCGAATGCTCGATGATCCTGCCTGTTTTCAGCTCTATCGCGCCTGCGGGAGTGTTGATGTACCCCTTGTGCCTGTCCAGCTGGGAGGGCATTATGGGTACATAGTGCATGGCTTCGCTGAGCATGGCTTTTTTTGACTTGTTTGACCTGCTTGCCTTGACATGCTTCTGGAAAGCCTTAGACATGTCGCCGCCCTCAGCCGCATCTATCTCGGCATACGCCTGAGCTTCTGCTGTCATAGCTTCCACCGACTTGTCAGCCAGTCTGCCAATAGTGCCTGTCATGTCCGTACACCACTTCCTGCCGTCATAGTAGAGCCATCTCTTGTCGGTGTAGCTGTACCTCACCTTGCCGCCGAACAGGTCACAGAAGCGCTGTGCGTTGCCTGTATCGTCAAAAGAATAGAGCCGCTGTTTCTCTGCGCGGACAGGCTCACCTGCGCTTACGGGCGAATTGCTCCCGCCGATATTGGCGCGGTGATCCGTCTTGCCGCGATAGACCTCCGTACAGCCCGCTATGGCTTTCTGCACCGTCAGTGCGCCGTAGGTACTGCCCGACTGCTTTCTGTCCCACTTTTCCCGCATAAGCCCCGATGCGCGGAACATAGCGTCCATCTTCTGAGCGTCACAGCCTGTCCAGAACGCCAGCATACTGCACAGCGCCATATCAGCCTCCGACTGCGATGAATAGCCCGAAATATCCCCCGAATACAGCGCTTTGAACTTAGCGCCGTTCTTCGAGTTTGCCGCCGCTCTGAGTATCTCGTCAGCAGTCTGCGGCAGTGCGGCTGTCTGCCTGATATTGGCAGTCGGTTCTTTGCCGCCGCCGATGTACTTTTCGTGAAGCGGGCGAATGCGCTCACTGCACTCTGTCACTTCGGCGTACTCGCTTATGGGCTGACCTGTCATCACGAAAAATCTGCCGCTGTCGTACATCTCCACCTTGCCGCGCCTGCGCCCGCCTTTCGGCAGGCTGCCCTTGCAGATGATATGTATGCCCGTCCCCGACTGGGACACTTCTGCGTAGCTTTGCAGGGCGTTCACAAACTCGGTGACTATGCCGCCATCATCTGAATGGGGGTTGACCCCCATACCCCCACGCGGGACTTTTGCGCCTCTGCCGACTTTGGCTTTGCGCTCACTCTGGTCGCAAGCTCCCGCCGTTCGCTCCAAGCCAAAAGGCGCAAAAGCTCCCGCTCCGAATAATTCACGATAGCTTTGCAGTTCCTCCGCGATGTCGTCCAGATCTACACCGAAGTACCCGCTCCCGCTGAACATGAAGCCGATGCCCGACCATTTCTGCGCCGCCTGCACTGCGGTGTCAAAGTCTCCCCATGTGGACGGGTCATTCGACTTTGCGAAATTCCCCGTCTTAGGGTCGATGGGTCTCTTGCTCACACCGGAGTGCGAGCGTTCGTCCTGTACTGCCTGCCAGCAGACCCAGTTGGGCAGGCGGCGAAGTTCCTGCGGTATCGCCTGATAAGTATTATTGTTCATAAAACATTTCCCCTTTCTACCATCAGCGTTCTACCGCCCGAAAGTTGTACGTTTTTGTACAACTTTTAATAAAATAAGTCCAAATTAAGTCAAAAATCATATTACTGCATAAACCGACTGCATGATTTTTTGTGCATTAAAACGGCACACCGTCATCGCTCAGCACGTCCTCAAAGTCGGAAAGGTCACCGAACCCCGCAGGTGCAGACTGCTGTGCAAAATTCTCGTTCTGCTTAGGTGCGGCGAAAGTCTGACCGCCGTAGTTCGTGCCATCCTTTTTCTTGAAAACGTGTTTGCATTCGGGGCATTTTGTGGGGTTCAGCCACTTGACCCTCTCGTATGTTGTGCCGTTGTAGTCCTCATGTTCAAGATGTGCGATGACGCACTTGTTCAGCAGGTCCTCGCAGTACTCTTTAAGGCTCGCATAGTCCTTGCCGTCAGGCAGACCTGCCGCCTTGCCCAGCGCCATCACCTGCGAAAAGCCGTAGCCGCCCACCTGCATATCTATCTGTGTGGGTTCTTTACGCTTCCAGATGTCGTAGAACAGCATAGCGTTGCCGTACTTCTGCCCTGCGATATCGTTTCGTATGACCATCTGCACGCCCAGCTTGGTCTTGCCGTTCCTGTTTGTCTTTTCCTCGACTGCGGTTATGATGCACTCATAATCGCCTTCCGGCTTGATGTTTCCGCTATCAGCCTGTGAAAAATCGTTCTTAAATCCCATGATGTTTAGCCCTCCGTTATTAGTTTCACTGCGTCCTCTGCACTGCGGCAGATACCCGCCACAGCGCTGCATTCACGCATACGTTTTATGAACTTCTTCTGTTTGTCCGAAGCCCTGCCCTTAGCGGTCTTGACTTCGATAAAAACTGCTTTACCGTCTGATACCCTCACACCCGAAAGATCTGAATATCCGTCAGGCAGACCTTCTACACGGCGAAGGTTTATCAATACGTTCTGTTTGAATTCTCTCGAATATACAATATCTCCCTGCCAGAAGTCACCTGCATTCGTGCGGAATATCACGCACTTATCTGATATGGCTATACGTATCTCATTCTGTATCCTGTGTTCTTCCGTCATGCGATCAGCCCCCTGCGTTTAGCCTGATAATAAGCCCACCCCGCCTTGTAGCCGTGTGCCTTAGCGTATTCCAGCAGCTCGGGGTAGGTTGTGCAGTCGTTGGGCGAAGATAAGTCCAGTTTAAAGCCCTCCACCTTGACCAGACCCACGCTGTCGTCCGTTTCAAGTTCCCGCTCCTTGACGGGAAACTCGTACCCGCAGTGAGGGCAGTGCGTCACCCGCTGACCGGGAACCGTCCCGAAAGTAAAGAAGCATTCGGGACACTGGTGCACAGGCTTCTGCTCTGCCTGCTGTTTCTTCTGCTGTTTCGGCTTTTTGTCGAGCGTCCATTCACGGTCATCATCGGGCATGCCGTGTCTTGCATAGTTGCCTACATGGTCGATTATGACCGCCCGCTTGCCTGCCCGATAGCGCATACACCTCATGCTCTGCTGTATGTAGAGGGTCAGGCTCTTGGTGGGGCGCAGGAGTATGGCGCACTCGCAGTCGGGCACATCGAAGCCCTCACTGATGAGGTCAACGTTGCATAGCACCTGTACCTTGCCTTTGCGGAAATCCGCTATGATGCGGTCACGCTCTGCTTTCGGGGTCGTGCCGTCTATATGGGCGGCAGGTATGCCGTTTGCATTGAAAGTGTCTGCCGTTGCCTGCGAATGCTTTATGCTCACACAGTAGCAGACCGCCTTTTTACCCGCCGCAAGCTGTCGGTAGTACTTTATCACGTCCCCGAAAACGGTGTTCTTTATCATGGCTTTTTCGATGTCTGCCGCCACATACTCACCCCGCTGTGTGTGCAAGCCTGTCAGATCTGCCACATCGGGGGCATAGTAGTCATAAGGTGCAAGACAGCCGTTTTCTATCAGCCACTTAGCCGTCACCCCGACTATCAGTCTGTCATTCACATCGCCCAGACCGTCACCGTTCAGGCGAACAGGCGTTGCTGTAACACCAACTCTCGGCACTGCGGCGAAGTAGTCGTATATGCGCCTGTAAGTCTGAGCAAGGCTGTGGTGGTTCTCATCGGTGATGATAAGTGCGGGCTTTTTCAGCTTGTGCAGGCGGCGGGTGGCTGTCTGCACCATCATCACATCGCATAAGTCCATCAGCACGCCCCATCTGCGGAAGGTATGCACGATCTGCTCCACCAGTTCCCGCCGATGCACCAGAAACAGCACCCGCTTGCCCCCGAAGGTCGTGCGTCTTGCCATTTCAGCCACTATGCAGGACTTACCGCCGCCGCAGGGCAGTACGATACAGGGTGCTCTTGCACCCTGCCGCCACGCCTGACGAACTTTCTCGACAAGGTCATTCTGATACGGTCTCAGACTTGGCATTCTTTGCCTCCTTAACTTTCTTCTTAACGCACTTCATACAGAGCTGTCTGCCGTAATTCTTTGTACTGCCCTCGATTATCTGCTGTACGGTGCGCTTGCCGTCGGACATTATCGTGCTTCCGCAGTCTGCACAGCGAGGGAGTTCTTCACCCTGTTCGAGAAATTCTCTCAGTTGTTTGCCGAGTTCGGGAGTGATGACCCCTGACCACTTGTCAAGAAAAGTAGTGTCCTTAGATGCAGCGGCTATATGCTCACGGTTTATCTGCAAGCAGATGTCAAATTCGTACTCGGTATTCTCTCGCTGGACAGGTGCAAGCCCTATCTTGACGGGTACATTCTTGCCCTTGTCGTTAAGTTCCATCGCATAAGCCATTTTGGTGCGCATGGTTATGATGGTGTGGCATTTTGTCGAAAGCAGGCTGTTTACCAGCTTGTTCTGCACTTTGCCCGCTTCGTCCCATGCTGTATACTCGTTTTTGCCTGTTCTCTGGGCTACCTGCGATTTGAAGTCCAGTACACCACCCTCGTTGTCCCACGCATGGGAAAAACTGTCTATGATCACCGCACCATCTTCGCCCACCGCTTTTGCCGCCGACTGAACATAGTCGATATATCTGTCAGCTGTGTAAGGCGGTGTCAGAGGTGCATAGAGAAATGCTCCGGTATCAAGATCTGAACGCTCAGCATAGAAACGTCCACGTTCATGTTCGGTATCTATCAGAGCTATCTTGCTCCAATCGCCTGTAATGCCGTATGCAAGATACAGTGCCGAAAGGGTCTTACCTGCTCCCGAAGGACCTATCAGTGCTATTCTCGCCTTTGATTTCGCTCTTGTGACTGCTGAAAATTCTACCATTTTGTTTCACCTCTCACTTTATGATAACGGATCTTGTCCTCTGCAAATGGCAGTGCGGGAGACTTCCGCCCTCCTGCAAAGCCTGCTTGACTTCGGTCTTGTTTATCTCGGGTTCCTTGTACCTCAGCAGGCTGTCATTGTGTTCCTGCGCCCACAATATGAAGCCCATCGGGTCATCTATCGCCACGCTCTCCGCATTGTCCCTTGTGGATATCCTTGCTTTCGGGCGGTCTATCTTTTTCAGATGTATAGCGTCCATCTCACCCAGAAGATAGTTTTTCAGGCTCTCGATGCGCTTTTCTCTGCTCCTGCGGCGGGCGGCAAGCACCTTTTCTTCTGCCGCCATCATATCAACCTCGCCTTTCAGCACCTTGATGAAGCACGCCACATTCTCAGCCTTTTCCTCGAACTCGGCTTCAATGCCCTCAAGAGTATCGAACCATGCCTGCTGCATATCCTCACGCTGTTCATCGGTGAGTTCTTCGTCCTCGATCATGTCGTCCAGCTGGTCATACAGTGCTCTGAAACCGTCTGAAATTTCATAAAGTGTCATATTTATCCTCCTATCATCTTGGCAAGCTGTGCAAGCCTGCTCTTGTACTCTTCATTGTCATGCTCCTGCACAAATGCTGTCAGCCGCTTGATGCTGTCCACAGCATTTGTCAGCAGAGCCTTGAAATCCTGCTTTTCCTTATCTTCGGAAGACGCTGCAAGTTTAGCCTGCGCCAGACTTTCCCTCAGCCCCTGCAATTCCTCTTCATGCTCGGTCTGCGCCTTATGGAGAGCCGCTTCGTACTCCTCCCGCAGTTGGTCACGGAACTGCTTGTCCTCCATGTCCTTGCGGGCATCTTCCTTTGCTATGTCGGCATTCAGCTTTTCCATAGCCAGTTTCAGGCGGCGCACCTCGTCGCTGTCGTTGGCTATCACCTCGATGGGGCGGCTCTCCAGTTCCTTTATCTGCTGTTCAAGCTGTGCTATCTTGTCTTTCTGCATCTCGCTGTCGGTCTGTAACTTCGATACCTCGCCCCATGCCTTGTTCTCGCTCTTAGTGAGCTTGTCCGCCTTTTTCTCAGCCGCTTCCGCCTGCTGTTCAAGTGCCTTTATCCTGCCTTTCAGCTCGCGGACGGTGGTATTTTCAAGGTCGGTGGACTCGATTATTTCGGCGCGGGTAGGTTCGTCAAGCTGGGCTAAGAGGGTCAGCTTTGTAGTACCAATTTGTAACATCGATGTTACAAAATCACCTGAAAGATTTTCGCATATAGCTATAAATCTGTGCGCCTGCATTCTGCTGAAACCGTGTTCTTTCTCACAGTAGTCCTCAAAATTCTGATACCCCAGCTCCTTATACAGCTTGCTGTCCCTCATCTCCTTGATAGCCGTACACATATCATACAGCGACTGCTGTGCCAGCTGTGCCGACACCTTTATGCGGCGGTCAAGGTCTTTGGCTCTCACTGCATCTGTAAGTTCGTTCATGCGGTTTTCCTCCTTGCTGACCTGTACTGCGGGCAGGGCACAGCCTATCGACCAATAGCCCGATTTTGCCGCCGTCAGGAAATTCTTTGCTGTGTTCAGCATCGTCCTTCCGCCGTCGCTGAAAACTATGCGGGGCTCGTCCTCAGTCCCCCCAGTGCCCAGCACAAGCACGCACTGATAGCTGTCACGGCTCTCCCGCAGGACAGGTCTGCCTGCCATATCGGTGAGGTCATCGTAGGTGAGCACCTCACCGTCACCGCATTCATCACCATCGTACCATTTGCCCAACTCGAAACGCCCGCCGCCGAAATATCTGCACAAGCCATCTTCAACATCACGCCGATATGCGTTTGAAGCGTGTATCGTTTTAAGCTCGCTCACCACATCTTCAACGCTTTTAAGACCGAGCCTGTTCATCGCGTTGAAAGTCTTAACACTCAGGTCAAGTACACTAAGTTCCGTCACTCCCCGCACCCCCTGACAACTTCGGCGTAGACCTCGCCCAGCTCCCATGCGCGGCATTCTTCGGGGGAAAGCGTTTCGTATATCGCAAGAAGTTTCGCCTTTGCCGCTTTCAGGGCTTGACTTTCGGGTGCCTTTGTGTTATCATTAGTATGTGCTAAATTATTTTCGTCTTTTGACGATACTGAGTCTGCCGCAGTTGCCGCTGCGGCGGGCTCTTTTTCTTTTTCCAAGCCGAACACCGCCCTCACGGTTTCGGGTTCAACGCCCTCACGGAGCATCACCATCGCTGCGTTGAAGTCGGCTTCTGCCTTTGCTTTTCCGTCCAAAAGTGCGGTCAGTTCTCGCACTGTTATCTCGACGCGGGTTTCTGCGCCGAATGCGTCCATCAGTCCCATTTTTTAGTCCTCCTCAGTAGTTTTTCAGCAGGTCGCAGAACATCTCTATCCGCTGATTCATCGGCATTTCCTCGCCAGTATCTTTTCGCGGAAGCTTTAGGCTGGTCAGAACTCCGCGGGTCAGCACAGTCAGCTCCAAAAGCAGATCTCTCGTAGACCCGCTGGCGCAAAGTTCCTGCACCACAACTTTGTCTTCTTTTTTAACTTTTACCTCTATCATCGTGTCCTCCTAAAATTTTCTCAGGACATTCCGCGCCAGCATTACGGGGCTGTCTGCGGTAACATCTACTTTGCATATGCTATACTCATTGTCGAATGTCACATCGACCCATTCACGCCCTGCCATGTCCACATAGTACTCAGCACAGTAATGCTGATTACCGGTCGCTTCGCGCAGAAGCTGTGTCAGAATAGTGCGCGTAAGGTCGTATTTGCGCTTTTGCTCGTTGGTGAGCAGTCTGCCGCTTACCATTACTTAATCACCTGTCCTTTCTTATCCTCAACGACTATCGGGAACTCCGCCCGAATGTCGATGCCGTACTTGTCTTTTAACATTTTCTCGCAGTCGAGCGAGTTGAACCTGTGGTGCATCGGCGAGGGGCAGTTCATCAGGTGGTCTGTTTCGTGAAGGTCGTCCACCAGCTTTCTGAGCCGCTTCTCGCCCCAGCCGTAGTTTAACTGCATTGTCCATAAGAAGAACGCCAGCGCCTGCGGCATCAGGTCTTCCGCCGCCTGACGGTATATCACTGCTCTCTGCCGTTCCAGCTCCTTAGCGACTTCCTGCTCTATCGCCTTGCGGGTGTTAATGGAGACTTTAGCTTTCATGGTTCTGCCTCCTTCTCAGCTCGGCGACACCCTCCTTGACCATATCACAGATCATTTCATAAGTCGGTGCATCACTGTTTTTGGTGGCATCGGCGACCAGCGCAACAAGCAGCATCAAGAAACTATCAACACTCCCGATCACGGCTCTGGCAGTCGGTGTATCGGTACGTTCAGGGTGCGGGTCGTAAGCAAGCACCAGCGCCCCGCCGTTTCGTTTCGCTATGTCAACAATCATTCTGGTATGATACTCCCAGTCATCAATTATCATGTTCATCGTCCTCACCCCTTTCCGTATCGTCCATAGCCGCGCTTATCACAATAAGAGTAGTCAACGCCCCGAAGAGCGCCGCAAGCGCGACTGCTATCACTCCCGCCATTTGCGGACCTCCTGTTCGCGGCGGGCGCAGTCCTCTTTGTATTTGCGAAGCCTGCGAGCTTCTGCCAGCTTTGCGGACTCGACTTTCCAGTCCGCATACAGAGCGACCGCCAGTATCAGCGTGGCGCACACCGCCAGCATCAGCCCCACCGCCTTGTTCTTCACCGCCGCCACGTACAGCCCCGCATGAAAAGTCATGCTCCACAGGGCAAGGACGACTGTTGCTTTTGATTCGTCGCTCATGTTCTTACTTCCTTTCCTTCTTCCTGACGTTTCTGTGCGGCTTTCCGCTGTTCCACGATGCGTGCTATACGGCTTGCTGTGTCGATGAACTTCTCCAGCTCCTTAGCAGGGTCCTCGGAACATCTTCTCCTTACTGTGCATATAACCGTGTACGGCTTGCCGGTGGAAGAGTAGACGACCTTTTCTGTTGTGGTAACTTCGGGTTCGCTCAGGAAATCTTCAATTTCTTTTGCAGTCATAGTCATCATAAAATCACCTCGTTAAATACTATGAGATCGATGGGCTGTCCTATTATAGGCGGAACGCTGAGATAATGCGTTCGTCCTTGCTTCGGTCAGCGGGTACGCTCGATCAGCGGCAGAATGCCGTTCGTTTTCAGCAGGTCATAAATAAACAGCCTGCCTTTCTGCGTCCAGTAGGTGTGGACTTTTGTATGTACTGCACCATCGTCACCGTTGTATGTCTGAGTTTTGGTGCTTGTGTAGCCCTGTTCTGCGTACTTCTGATACAAGAGCCATATCTCGCCCTGCTTGTACTGTACGCCCTGTTCATGAAGCCACTTGTTCAGCCAGACCGCCGACTTGCCGAAGTCCTTTGCGATCTTGCCGATGCTCAGCAGGTCTTTTGAATTCAGAACCACATCGTAGTAGCTTGCTTTGGGCTGTAACTCGGTTATCTGCTGGCTCTGGACGGCTACGGTGCTTTCAAGTGCTCTGCGCTTTTCCTGTTCCTCTTTCAGCTCAGTTGCAAGCTGTATCAGAAAATCGGGTTCGGTTATCGCTCTGTGGAGCACATCATCAGTCATGTATGCACCATGTTTGCGGATGCTCGGCAGTACTTCACTTGTGACCCAGTGCTTGAACTCTTTTGCCTTCGGCAGTTTGCTTGAAAGTATCAGGCTGTAAAGTCCGCTTTCGTTGATGATGACTGCCTTGCTTTTGTAGTTAGAACCAGTCCCCTGAATCAGGGTAGTGGTTTTGTCCTCGTCATCAACGTGAGTTGATACCGCATTTTCGGGTTTTGCATACCCCAGTATCTCCGCTACGTCCTTACCCACAAAATAAGGTTCGCCGTTTACTTCCAGTGTCCTCACCGAGCCGAACTCGGCGTTTTCATAGATTTTGATGTCGTTCAAGTTTATTCCTCGCTTTCATGATTGATTTTCGTTCTCCTTTATGCTATAATTATGAAAAAAATTACTCAAAGGAGATGTTTAAATGGAAAATTTTGATAAATTAAAGCATGGTATTTCTTATGAATCGGTTATATTGAACCAGATTGCAAAACAAGCCGGAGAAGCTAACCAACGTCCTGCAACATTTCTTTCGGAAATCAACGAACATACCAAGAAAACTTCCGAGAGCGTCCAAGATATCAGTGCCAACGTTGAAAACTTGAATAGTTGTATAGCTGAACTATATAAGAAAGTCGATCAGCTGAACGCTGATCTTGATGCAGAGCGTCAGCGTGCCGATAAAGCTGTTAGTAGAGCAAGATGGTTCACTATTGGCATTACATTGTTTAGTGTTCTTTTCAGTTATTGGATAAATCACCTTTAAAAGTGTTCTTTAACCAATATGATAACCGTAACTGTGGTCAAAACTGCGACCGACAACGTGATGACAACCATACCTATGGTATGGATAAGTGTTTCTTTGCTTTTCACCCTCTCCCTCCTCTCTTGCTTCGGTCAGCGGGTGACTAATCGCCAACACGCTGAGCAAAAAAAATAGCGTTCTCCTGTTCTCTAGTCAGATGAAGCTCCTTTGAAATGCTCTCAATCTCCGACTGTCTGAACTCCGTTTCATTGAATATCTTCTTATGAAGCCCCTGCCTTGAAAGCCCTATTTTTTCAGCAAACTCAGCTTTTGTAAAGCCAGCTTGCTTAATAAGGTCGCAAAGCATTTCCGAATTTGTCATGTTCGTACCACACCCCCTTGTTCATTATTTCGTGACTATCTGTCAACATCATCAGTATAGCATCAACGTGGCAATTTGTCAACAGAAATTTACAAAGTTTTGCTAAATCTGCATTGTGCACAAATTTGAGCGTAAATATTTGTTGACATTTTGTCACGAAGATTAAGTAAATATTTGTTGACATTAAGACACGCGAATGATATAATATTGTCAGGAGGTGAGACTTATGACATTCGGAGAGAGAATCCTAAAACTCCGCACCGAAAAAGGTATGACGCAAGACGAACTTGCTCAAAAGCTTGGCTATAAGTCACGTTCATCAATAGCTAAAATAGAGAATGGCGTAAGAGACGTACCACGTTCTCAGATAGTTGAACTAGCAAAGGCACTGGGTACAACTCCATCAGTCCTGATGGGCTGGGAGGACGAAAAGAAAGATGAGCCGAGCGCCGTTATCCTCCCCGCCGAGAAGATACACATGATACCCGTTTTCGGCAGTGTGGCGGCAGGGTTCGGGGCGTATGCCAGCAGTGATGTTATCGGGTATATCCCGCTTTATATAGAGAATGATTTCGATGTGGCGGACACCATCTGCATCACGGTCAGGGGACAGTCCATGTACCCGAAGATAGAGGACGGCGACCGCATAGTCGTCCGCAGACAGGACAGCGTTGACAACGGCAGGATAGCTGTGGTCATGATAGGTGACGAGGCGGTCGTTAAGCGTGTTGAGTGTGAGAAAAACAAGCTCACACTGATCTCCATAAATCCAGAATACCCGCCCCGCATCATCGAGGGTGAGGAGCTTGCAAACTGCCGCATTGTCGGTCTGGTACAGCAAGTGATAAAGGCGGTATGAAATGCCGCCAGACGAACGCAGAGGGCGTTTTTAGACGTTCTGTCAGCTTCGGCAGGGAATTAGTCTATAAAAAAGAGAACGCCCCCACTCCGAAGAGCAGGGGCGTAAGAGGTGAGTATTCAGCGCTCAATATTCAGTTCCTGCATAAGTGCTTTTTGGAGCACTGCAGAAAAGTTGATATTGGCACGTTCTGACATAACATTGAGCCAATTGGGTATAGTCAAAGTTTTCTTTACGGCTTTATTATCGAAGTATCTTCTGTACTCGACAGTGTCACACGATACCAGAGAAGTAAAATCACCGTCCTTGACGGTCAGCGCGCTTATATCGGAAGGTTCCTTTATAGCAGCGCTCTTTTCTTCCAGATCGTACAAAGCCAGACACAAAGCATCTTCTGCGTTTTCCACAGCTTCTGCCAGATCTTCTCCTTGTGTATAACAGCCCTCAATATCGGGGAAATACACAGAGTATCCGCCTTCGGGTTCTTTCTCGAAGATGGCAGGATAAACGTATTTCGGCATGGTCATCTCTCCTTAATTGCATAACTCCTTTTAAGGTGATTTAACGAAATGAGGATACAGGGCTTATTTCAGCCCTGCGTCCTTTAAGATGCGGTTCAGAGTACCTGTTTTTACTTCTTCGGATATGTGCCGTCCGACTTGGAAAGTCTTTCCGGTTTTTGGGCTGTACCATATTTCGTGATTTCTACCCTCACGCTGTAAGTAACAGCCCTCTTTCGTCAGAAGCTTTTTGAGCTCTGAATATCTCATTAGCCTCACCTCTTGTATATATTATAGCACGTGTTAACACGTGTGTCAAGTTTTTCCGACGATTAAATGTAAACTTTCTATAAACGCGCCGCCACAGCCGCCAAACAAGGAGGAAAACTATGCCGTACTGCATATATCTAAGAAAATCACGAGCCGACACGGAGCTGGAACGTCTGGGTGAGGGTGAGACTCTTGCCAGACATAAGCGCACACTGCTTTCGCTTGCGCAGTCCAAGAGCTATGCCATAGGCGAGATATACGAAGAGATCGTCAGCGGTGAGACTATTGCCGCGCGTCCTCAGATGCAGCGTCTGCTTTCGGACGTTGAGCAGGGGCGCTGGGACGGAGTCCTGGTCATGGAACTGGAACGTCTTGCACGAGGCGACAGCATAGATCAGGGTATCGTGGCTCAGACCTTCCGCATCACGGGCACGCTGATAATCACGCCGAACAAGGTTTATAACCCGCTGAACGAGTTCGACGAAGAATACTTTGAGTTCGGGCTGTTTATGAGCAGGCGCGAGTACAAGACCATCAATCGCCGCTTGCAGGCAGGGCGTATAGCCAGTGTCAGAGAAGGGAACTACATAGGCTCGGCTGCGCCTTTCGGGTATAACAAGGTGCGGCTTGATAACGGCAAGGGCTTTACGCTGGAGGAGAACGACGAAAGCCCATACGTAAAGATGATCTTCGACTGGTACGTTAACAGCGGTATGACTGCCGGCAAGATCGCCGAGAAGCTCACTCTGATGGGTGTAACACCGAAGAAGGGAGGAAGTCATTTCCCTACCGAGAGTGTCAGAGACATACTCCGCAACAGGCTCTACACGGGTAAGATCACATGGAACTGGAGACCTGTCAAGAAGACAGTCGAGCATGGCATGGTAAAAAGGTCACGCCCCCGAAATGACGAATCTGATATGATAATAGTCGATGGTCTGCATCCTGCGCTTATCTCCGAAGAACTATATGAAGCAGCACAGGAACGAACGGGTTTGAATCCGCGCGTAGCTGTATCGAGGGAGCTTGTGAATCCGTTCGCGCACGTAATGGTCTGCAAAGGATGCGGAAGTGCCATTATCCGCAAGCCAAGCAAGAAAAATCCCGACTATCTGATATGCCCCAATAAATACTGCGGAGTATCATCGGCACCGTTTGACATTGTGGAGAAGCAAGTGCTTGAACGTCTTGCGGAGATCTGCGGAAAGCTGAAACTCCAAAGTGATAAAGTCAACAAGTCCCAAGATGCCCCGAACACGAACACTTTACAGATCGACAAGATAGAGAAGGAACTTACCAAGCTGAAAGATCAGCAGAACAAGCTGTACGATCTTCTGGAGCAGGGGATATACTCGCAGGAGATCTTCCTTGAACGTCAGCAGGTCCTGAACGAAAAGCGCAATTCCATGCAGAAAGAACTCGTGGAGCTTCGCGGCAGGATACCTGTTCCTGTGGACTATACCGGTATCATAGCTTCGATCGAGAAGCTGCTTTCAGAGTATGCAACGCTGGGCGCAGCCGAGAAGAATTCACTGCTGTGCAGCTGTGTGAGGAAGATCACCTACTACCGCGATAAATCGAACAGATACGACCAAAAGCCCGTATCCATGGAGATCGAGCTTAAAGTTTAAAATTTGCTTTGCAACATTGGGGTGCGAATGAACTTGCACCACGAACATACAAGTAAAAACAGAAATAAGCCGCCCGAGTTTTACCCGAGCGGCTTTGATTTACTATCTCACAACGATTTTCTGCACCTTATCCCACAGAGGGTGTTCGCTCATCCTATTCTTATCGTTTCCGTATCAACGCGAAACCATTTCAGATCGCGGAGTGCATTTGCAAGTTCTTTCTTATAGACCTCAGCATCTCTGAGCGAACAAGGGCTGAGCAGTCTGCGGCGGTACTCTGCTATCAATATCATCTCTCTGTCGATGTAGCCCAGCAGGCTGACCATCGAGTCTGACGGTGTATACTGCGGCTCTTCGGGAGCGGGCGGCTGTATCGGCTTAGGTTCTTTCTCGATGAACAGCTTGGGAGTATCGACTTTTACGCCGAACATCTTCACCAGCTTGTCAAAGCCGCTTTTGGTGATGACATTCACGCAAGACACCGTCTTGTGGTACTTCGGATTTTCGACCTTGAACTGCATGAGCGTGCGCCCTTCGAGCCTGTAATAGTCCGTACCGTGTAAGAACTCGTCCTGTCTGAGATACCATTCAACGCCGCTCTTACTAATACCCACCAGCTTTGTAATGTCTATTGCAGTAAGTACGGGCTGACCGTTGAAAGTCTTGTCGAAATACTCATAGTCGTCAAAGGTCATCTGCTGGCACTCGTGAACGGCATCGGGAACAACGTCCTCGAACACCCACTTTTCAAACTCCTGAGCCTTTGGCAGTTTGCTGTGGCAGATAAGGCGGTAGACATCGGCTTCGGGGATAAACAACATCTGCTGTACTCCGCTGTTTGTGGGGACGCCCCGTTTCAGGGCACCCTTGCAATGTGCTGAAATTGCGTTTCTCGGCTTAGCGTATCCGAGTGCGGTAGCCACATCAGAGCCGCACCACAGCGTCGGTGTGCCTTTGATCGTCCTTATCGTTCCGAATTTCTCATTTGTTCTAGTAATAATGTTTTCCATAGTAATGATCCTTTCTTGACTTTCCCGAAAGGATATGCTATAATAACAAAGCAATACCTTCGGGTGTTGTTGACTGACAGTAACGTTTTCTCTTTCCACGGATTGGCGTTACTGTCTTTTATTTTGACAATTCTTCGTAGACCTTTTCGATACCCATTCTGATTATCTCAGATTTTGTCTTGCCTGTTTTTTGCGAACAAAATTCTAAACGTTGAACATCGGTTTCAGACAACCTTATTCTGGTACTAAGCTGTTTTGGGTTATCGGTAGGTCTGCCCATTTTCTTCTTGCCGTTCTCCGTCTATATCACCACCTTTCAGCCTGAGAACACAAGCCTTATAACATATATGACCGCTGAGATAAGCACCGCAACTTCCACTATACCCAAGACAGCCAAGCCCATAACTCTTAAAATCTTTTTCATAATACTTGACACCCTTTCGTATTTATGCTATACTTAGCGGTAGAGGGAGCTTTTTTGCTCCCCCTCCGCTATGTGAACCATGAGCGGATCGCTAATATCAGAATGCCGATGGTACCGGCTATCTGTATCAGTCTGTAGACCAGTTTATCGACTTTGACCAGAAGTCGTTCAAGCTGGTCTAATTTTTTGATTAAGTCCTGCAACTTTATCACCCCCTGTCCTTTACTGTATCTATATTATAACATAGGTGGATACAAAAGTCAATAGTTGATATGCGAAATAATATACAAACTTTTGTGGATACATTTGTACAAAACAACAAAGCCCCCGAGACACAATGTCCCGAGGGCTGTATTTATGCACTATATATCATCACTTCAACGCCTTTATCCCCTTAACCTGTGCCGCCAGCAGAGCCACATCAGCGACATTCACCTTGCCGTCGCCGTTGAGGTCGCCTTTGAGAGCGGTCGGAGCGGCGGGAGCGGCGGGCTTTTCGGCGGTTTTGGGCTTGGTGTAGCCGTTGAAGCCGCCTGCCTTGATTAGCGCGGGATAGTCCACATAGCACTCGTCCATGTCAACGTTCCCAGAAATGCCGTTCACGCGCCCCTCAGAGCTGTACTGCCACATTCCGTAAGAGCCGCCATAGTTGCACTTAGAACCGTACTCAGCCACCCAGAGGGCGTATCTGCCCGCGACTTCTGCCGTGATATAGCACTGGAGCGGTGAGCGGCTGATGTACAGCCCCGCGAAATAGCCCGCCTTTTCCAACTCACTGCAAAACGCCGTGACCATATCTGAGCATACGTTCTTTCCTCTAGCAAAAGCCTTCTGCCATTCGAGGTCGAAATATACAGGATATTCAAACGTTTTGCCCGCTATAAACTTTTTGCAAAGTTCGGCATCATATCTTGCGCCGCTTGAATCGGTCTGCCATGTGAAGTAATACACTCCAATATCGAGTCCCGCCGCTTTCGCCATCTTGTAATTAGCTTCAAAGCAACTATCTTTTACAACTCCGTTGATATTATTATCCCAGTTATTACAGCGTAAGATAACAAACTTATAACCCGACGCTTTTACTTTGTTAAAGTCGATGTCCCCCTGCCACTGGGAAACGTCTATGCCTTTGATTTTCATAGTATCACTCCTTATCATTCAACACATCTATCGCCCGCTGTATCACTTTCGGGAGCGGTACGCCCATCAGACCCGCGTTCTCAGTGATGCTGATGGTCTCGTTGGCGATAAAGCCGATCATCACCGTGTCGCGGATATAATTCACGCCGAGCGTGAGGTCAAGACGGTACGCCACCAGCACGATGAGCAGTGTCATTCCCTTGCGGCACAAGCCTTTCCAGCCCACGCGGGAAGAACCCCCGCCACTTTTGGTTTTGGGTGACTTACGGAAGACCAGTGCAACAGCAAGCCCAGATATGTAGTCCACTGCCATGAAGATGAGCAGTGTGATAAATGCGCCGTCCCAGCCGCCGAAAGCCCCTGCGATAAGGCTCCCGAGCATGCCCAGCGCCGCGCATATGCCGTGTTTCATGGTATCACCTCTCAGTCTGTGTACGATATCGCCGCACGTCCCGCCATCACGTACTTTACGCCGTTTAGCTCCATCTTGCCTACATATGTGGAGTTCGGCGCGCTCAGCGCGACAAATGCGTTTTCCATCACCCATGTACTGTATCTGCCTGTCATGGGGACGAGCTGTGTAAGTGATGCACTGACGAGTGAGGTATTTCTTAGGGTGAGTTCATTTGCTGTGGCATCGGGAGCAATGTAATATCCTAAGCTGCTTGATGCGCCAAAGAGTATCGCCGCCGCGCCCCACTCACCGCTGCTGTTTTTATCAAGTATCAGTACCCCGTTACCTGACCCCGAAAAAGGGTTTTGCAGCAGTATCGTTTTATCAGTCGCGGCTATCATGACCTCACTTGTCGGGGTGCTGCTGTTAAATGTAAGTTTAAACGACAGCCCATACCCGCTGACTGTGAGTTTTGGGCTGCTGCCTGTCGTATCAAACCCCAGTGTCAGCCCGCCAACGGTCGCGTTGTTGCCGTCTACACTGTCCCAGAAGTCTGCCGCACCCACAAAGGCGCTCCATACCGCCTGCTGGTCGGCATACCTTGTCGTTGGTAAAAAATTCAGTGCCATTACATTTCCTCCTGTTCCGCAGTCAGTGTGAGCAACTGCTGATATGTTGCTGTACCTGTGTTTGAGATGTTCGTGCCGTCGGTCAGCGCGGTGACTGTGCCGACCCTTTCGCCCGCGCCGCTCTCATGCGGCTCATAGTCGATGCTGTCAACTACTAACATGGTGAGTATCTGACTTTTGCGTATCATCGCAGTGCCGTTCGCCGCGATGATTTGCACCTGCACTTTGCCCGCCCGCAGGACAGGTGTGGCAGGTATAGTGTATTTTCCATCGGTTATCTCGCCCTCAAACGATGTGTTGTCGGGCAGACCGAATTTAATCTTGTAACTTGTAGCCCCCGCGACTTCCAACCCACGGAAGGTGATCTCTCTGCCGTTTACCTCGCCTGCCGCACCGAGCACTCGGGTGTCGGCTTTAAGACAGTATTCGCCGCTGTCAAGTGTCATTTTCATGGCTTAGCCCCCTTCCAGTGCGGTCACGCGCTGATCGAGCGCATAGTCCGCATCATAACGGTCGCGTGCTTCTTCGTTTATAGCTTGCTGTACCTTAGGCGGTACCGTGTTATTGACAGTATTAGTGAGGTTTGACATCTGTGTTTCAAGCCCGTTAGTGCCGCTCACTGTCGTTTCCAGCGCCGCTATCCTTGTTTCGAGTGCTGCTGTACTGCCCGCGTTGATAGCATCTTCTACCGCCTGCACCATCGCCACGATAGCATCACGCACTGCTCTGCCCTCAAACGCTTCAGCTATTGCCTGTTTGTATTGTGATAAATCTGCCATATGTACCTCCTTATGTGGTCTGATAGAAATTTCTGGCGTAAAAACTGCCGGTAGCACCATCTATTTGCGCGGTCGGATCGCCGTTCGCATCACAAATAGATACGTGTGTACGGTTTGCATCAAACATAAATGCAGGATTCCCGTTTAATCCATACAGACTCAGAGAGCCGTAGTCTGATGATAGATTAAATTTAAGCTGATTGTTCCAATATCCTGCAACGCTGCCAGCCTGTATCAGTATGTATCCGCCAATGGTGTCGTTTGTTACTTTGATTTGCAACGGCGATATTTCCATTGTCCACTCGGTGTTTTTGAGCCTGATGACATCATAGGTTTCGGATGTCGTTTCTATATCCACCGAACCACCTTTGATGTTTATGGCTTTTGCGGTGACGCTGCCGTTCTCGTCCACCTCAAAAGTGCCGTTACCGTTGTTGAATTTCAGCCCTGTGATGGTCTGAGCCGTGATGTACGCGGTGTTCAGCAGGCCGTCTATGGTCCAGGCGTAGTCGTAGTTTCCCGTGAGGGGCGTGCCGCCGCCTGTGGACTTTTTCCAAAAGCCTAAGCCGTTCTGATTGATTCGGAGCGCCTGTGTAGCCGTGTTCACATCGGGACTGTTCATGTAGATGGTTTCGAGAGGCTTGCCGTCAGCGGAAAGCCTGTCATAGCGATAACCGCCCTCAACGCCGCGTATTATCTCACTCTGATGCTCCACCACCGACTGTATCAGCGATGGGGTCTTGTCGAGCTGTAACTGCAAGCTCTTCGACTTCTTTGAGGTCATAGTGGTCAACGTGTCAAACTTGTCTCCGAAAGTCAGGGTGTTCTTCGTCCTGTCCTCTATCTTTATTTGCATGCCGATGAGCCGCACGACTTCGTCAACGCCTATCAGAGCATTTTTTGAGCGGTACTGGTAGCCCAGTTTGAATTCCTCAAAATCATTGTCTACCAGTGAGAGGTCGGCGGCAGTTATCTTGTACTGCTTTCGTATGGGCTTCATGCCCTCGAAGTACTCCTGCGCCGCCGCCAGCAGTGCCGACCTGTCGGTTATGTCATCGAAAATGACTGTGCCTGCCACTCTGCCGCCCGCAAGCTGTCTGCGGCTGTCGCTGTATATCACGTTCGGCAGACTGATGCGCTCCTGCGTGTCGCCTATCCTCGCGCCGTATGCGTACAGGTCGGTGACTATGGCGGTGGGGTCGATGGTCTGTGTCAGAGAGATCAGGTTGACACCCGCCTCGATGACCGTATCAGACCCACCCGAAAACGTGCTGTCGGTGTAGTCTAGATAGCGCCTGCCGTCCGCATAGCGCAGTCTTATCTCCCCGCCGATGTCGGAAAGGAGATCCTGCAAGGTCTCCCATGTCTTGCCGTAGCCCCATTCGCGGGTGACTGATACACCCGTCACTATCTGACCGGGATATATCTTTTTGTCGTCATCGACCTGTGCGTTGTGGTCATCGAGCATAACTCCGATAACGCCGTATATGGGCACTGCCCGCAGGCTGTGGTAGAACTGCGTGCTGTCCTGCAAGTAGGATAATTCGCCCTCGCACTGGACATCTTTGTATATCAGCCCGCTTGACTCCATCGTGGGTGATATGGTCAGCACTCTGCCGTGAAACGTGTCCTTATCGCCTGTGATGCAGTCCTCCGCATCTATGTGCGTTTTAAGGCACTCTAGTTTATCCCACCCCGCATTGTTGCTGTAAATGCGGAAAACAAAGCTGTCTATGCCGTTTACTGCCTTAGTTATCGTACCCGTCAGAGCGTTTTCGCCCATCGGTGACGGGTCGCCTATCAGCAGGCTGTCTGCGTATACGCTGTACATCTCAAAGCACCTCCTCCACAAGGTCTATGACCAGCTGTGCATTGCCGCGCACAAGCAGTGTGTTCCTGCCCGGTCGCACCACGAAAACGTCCTGCCTGAACCACTGTTTTACGGTGTGCTGTATCGGGCTTATCTGCTCGCCGTTAAGCACCACATAGCCCAGTTGACCGCTTGTATCGGTCATCGACTCCAGCATCAGGCGCGGGACTATCTCCTTGTCGGCAAAGCTGAAAAATTCTATTTGTCGGTTAAAAGTCGCGAGTATCCTGTCCTGATTTATGCAGTCGTTCGTGAAGCTGAAACTGTCCCATGCGATGTCTGCATAGTCCTCCGAACGCATGAAAGGGTCTGCCGTGAATTCGGCAGATATGCGTCCTGTGTGGTCGTTGTACATCTGCTCGATGCCGACTTTGTCGCACCGCGCGGTGAAGTGATAGCCGCGTATCGCGTCGAAATACAGTTCGCCGCGCGGCTGGCGCATCAGCCACGCACACACACTGCGGTATCTGTCCTGCCATATCCTTGCGGTAGGTGCGGTCAGGGCGAACTCAAACCGCAGTTTTCGCGGCTGATATATCGGCTCTCCGCAGATCTGCGAAAAATCAAAACTGAGCGGGCGGTTGCTGTATGGTATGCTCACATCGACAGTTTTAAGCTGTACGCTCCCGATGTCCGCATCGGTCAGTATCAGCCCCATGTCGCGCTTACTGCCGCGCCCGCCGAATTTTATCGAATGCCGCCCTAAACTTTTGTCATTAAACACTTGCAAGCCCCCTTTCGCTCAGTGTCACCGAATTTCCGTTTATCACATCTATGACAGGCGCTGTGCCCTCTGCAATGAGCCTGTTTGCGTTGTCTACCATGCGTAGGGTGATTGTACCGCCCTGCCCCGAAAACGCCGCAGGAGCGCTCTGTGCTGCATTGTAGGGCTTGTAGGCGGGTGGGTTGAAACTTCTGTTCATCAGAGTTGTAAGCCCTCGCATCTCGTCCTCGATGTAGTGGCTGTTATCGTGAATGCCATTTGCGAAGCCCTGCACCATGTCGGGCGCGTAAGTTTCAAAGTTGGAAAGAGGACCCTTGTCGGGTTCGGAAAAGTGTATGTAGTCATATATCGTTTCGCCGAAGTCCTCCATAGTGTTTTCCAATTCCCAGAAACCGTCTTTGATGCCGTTAATAAACGAGGTCACAAGGTCGGAACCCCATTCCCACGCCTTTGTGGCAAGGTCGGATATCTTTGTACCGAGATCGGTGAACCAGCCGCCGACATTTGAAAGACTTACCCTCAGCGCTTCGGCTGACGTTGACCACACTGCTTTGAAACCGTCCCATTTGGTCTTGATGGCGTCCAGTACGTTAAATACTTTTCCACCGACAGACTCCCAGTAGCTTTTCCACGCATTGACAAAATCAAATGTCTTTTCTCCGAAGTTTTCAAGCGCCTGTTCGCCTGTCAGCCAGTTATCAACGACATCGTTGATAACATCGAAGACTTTGCCGCCGAATTCTTCCAGCCGGTTTTCTATGTCCTCTGCGCCTATTTTCCAGTCGTCGAAACGTTCAACTATCCAGTCAACGGCATCAGACACAGCACCGCCTACGCCCTGCCAGAACTCGTTCCAACCTGCACCGAACTCGCTTGCGTTAAAGAAATCATCGATATACTGTGAATTCTCAAGCAGTGACTGTCCGATGCTGTCAGCACCCGTTTTCCAGTTCTCGGCAAAGTTGTCGAAGTCAGCATACCAGCCTTCCCAGTCAAAGCCCTCAAATTCGTCAGCCACCAACTTAAGCGCATCACTTGTTGCACTGAGGGCGATGACTACCGCATCGCCTGTCCAGTCAGCAAGGGGTTTCAAAAAATCGTTCCATATCGCTTGTGCTATGGGCTTCAAACCGTTGCCGACCTCTTTGAGTATGCGGAAAGCCGCTGTAAGACCGTCTATCGCTGCGGGTACAACATTGTTTGCCGCCCACTCTATCAGCGGCGATATGGCGTTGTCAAACAGCCACACAAGTGCATCGCCCGTCTCCTCGAGGACAGGCGCTACTGTTTCTGCGACTCTGGCTATCGCGCCGAAAATAGCATCGAAATCTATCTTGCCTGCGAGGTCGGTTATTGATGCGAATATCTTCTTGCCGCTCTCCATCAGACTTCCGCCGACTTCTTCAAAGGCAGGCAGAAGTTTAGAAAGTCCGTTTTTGAGTGTATCATACACCGCATTTCCCGACAGTGCGCCATTGATCGCCGAAAAAAAGCTCTTGACGATGGTCTTGCCCGCCGATACCGCCACCTGCAAGAGCAGCGGCAGATTTCGCGCTATCACCTGTACCAGCACAGGAAATACCTGTGTTATGATCGTGTCTACTGCGTTCAGCAGGTCGGGCAGTATGTCGTTCAGCAAATCGGGGAGTTCCTTGAAAATATCAGGGAGCAGTTTAGCCACCATCTTACCGATGCCCTGTAAACCTGTTTTTACGATAGGCAGAAGATTGCCGAGCGCCGCCTGTGCGCTCTCGACAAAATCCGTCACCAGCTTACCCAGATCTGCATCGGGGTTTGCAAGACCCGCCACAAGGTTTGTCCATGCGGCTTTTGTCATGGCAAACGACCCCTGCAAGGTGCTTGCGGCTTCCTTAGCTGTAGTGCCTGCGATGTTCTGCTTTTCCTGTATCAGCTCTATCGCCTGCACGATGTCGGCAAAGCTGTTTATCGAGAGGTCGCTCGCCTGCCCTATGCTTGCGGCGTACTCGTTTGCATCGGCTATCAGCCTTTGCATTTCGGTTTTTGTACCGCCATAGCCTAGCTTAAGGTTATCGAGCATGGTATAGTTTTGTTTTGAAAAGCCCTGAAAAGCGTTCTGCACCGCCGCCATATCAGTGCCGAAGGTGTTGACGTTGTCGGAGATCGCCCGCATCGCGACATCTGTCATCTCAGCCGCTTTTGCAGTATCGCCGCCCAGTGAGTTGATAAGAGCCGCTGAAAAAGAGGTCGCCTGCTCCATATACTCATTGGCGGAAAGCCCCGCTGTCTTGTAGGCTCCCTCTGCGTAGCCCATAAGCTGGGCGCTCGCATCGCCGAACAGCTTGCCAACACCGCCGACTAACTGCTCATAGTCGCCGTATGCCGCCACTGCCGACTTTGTCAGCGCCACAACGCCTGCACCCGCCGCTGTGACTGCGGCTATGCCTGCTTTTGCGGCAGTGCCCGCCGCCGCAGAAAACGCCCCGCCGAAACTCAGCCCCGAAGACTTGCCCGCCGCCGCGCCGCTGCCGCCCATCTCTTTTTCCAGTTTACTTTGAAAACCGTCCATACTGGGAAGTATCTGCACATATGCTTTCGCAAGTGTAGTTCCGCCTGCCATCAGACCCCTCCTTTCAGTATCATTTTTCTTGCTGCTTCAAAGGCTTCGGGCGTGTCAAAAGTCATAACATCGGCTTCCTTTGAGGACTCAAACCCCAACAGCTTATTATACAGCCGTTCGGGCGGTTCACCGCCGTCGTGTGCATCTTTTGACTGCGCCCACCTGAGCCAGCTGACTGCATCGTAAGTCAGCACATTAAGCAGTGTATCCAGCGGGTATCTGCTACCCGCCAGTGCAAGTTTTATCCTGCTATCGTCCCTCAAACCGCATGAAAAGATCGCTGCCATGCGTGGTGACAGCGATCTGTAGTCATATATGTGGTACGTTTCCGCCAGGTCGCAGATAAGCGCATCTTCATCGGTGGCTATCATGCGGCTGAGGACGATCAGTTTTTTGCAGTCTTGTTTTCCCGCAGTGCCGCGAAGATCTCGCTGATCTCCGCCATCATCGCTGATGTGGGAACTCTGCCGTCATCGGTGCGGCAGTGCTCTTTAAGTGCATCAGCCTGTTCAGTCCCCAGAAGCATTCTGACCGCCGCACCTATTTTCTGGGTCTTGCCGTCGTCTATATCGGAAAGCACCTCCAGCAGTTCCCAGTTATCGAGAGCGCTGTCCTCTATGGCAAACTCAAATCCTGTCTTTGTCTTGGCTGTTATCATCTGTCAGACCTCCTGTTTTAGGGTGCTTTAAGGTACTCATAGTGTGTGTTGCCGTTCTCGTCGGGTCTTGCGGAGATGGTCAGCGCGTAGCCCACAGCACTGCTGTCGGAGTATGTTACCTCACCGATGGCAGTTATCTTGCCAAAAGGGATAACTACACGTTTTGCAACGTTGCCTTTGAGGACCATATCGCATACCCACGCACTCTCGGTCTGTTCCTCGCTGTTGACCTGAACGGTCAGACCCGCCGCCAGTGTGCCACTTACCCTGTTTTCGCCGTATACGGTTTTGAGTACTTCGGGGTTCATTGTTTCGATGAGCGTCACGGTAAAAGTATCGGTCTTTTCGGTCTGAGTTGTCAGCACCACATCACCGCCCCATGCCTTGATGTTCTCGGTGGTGATGCCCATGTTGTTTTTCAGACCCTCATCAGAGCAGTAACCCTGATTTATAAAGTCCGCCGAGAGCGCTGTCACTGCATCGGTGGGAAGAGTCGCAGTCAGCGGCGCTCTGTATACCGCACCGCCGAACTTGGGCTTGCCCGCTGTTACCTGTCCTGCGTTGTTGTTTGCCATATATATCACTCCTCGTAATCTTCATAGTA